CAGACAATACAAATCAGCGACACTGAATACGGGGCAACCTCATGTCAACGAAGAACAGAACCCGCAGAACAACAACCCGCAACATCCGCTTTCCTAACCAAATGATTGAACAAATTAACATCGCTCTTGATCAGAAAGGTTCAGGTAATTTTTCAGCGTGGGTTATTGAAGCCTGCAGAAGAAGATTAATTAATGAAAAACATGCTCAATTTGTACCCAACAAAGACAAACACGACCAGAGCACCTGTTCAGACAGGTTTACTTAAACGACTTATATATGACACAAAAAGCGACCACTAAAGTCGCTTTTTCTTATGGTAACAGGCAATAACGCTCTCAGATATTTTTTAGCATTTTTTTGACCGCGCGTTTCCGGACGTATTCTGTTCTCCTGTCCCTTTATATCGTCGGAATACCCGCCGCTCTTCAAATCCCATTCCCAACTCAGAATGTAGTCTGTTGACCGCTTGTTTTATTTCGGTCAGGTTCACCGGTGAAACCGGAGTCCGGCGCGCCTTACGCAAACACTCTGCTCGTTTCTGTGCCGCCACTTTTCTTTTCTGGTCATCACTTAGCTGTACCATCACTTTTGCCCATCGTTCAGCTGCTCTCCGGTACAGTCCTTTTTTCTCCAGACATTCTGCCACGTGATCATGTAGCATAAGTGACCTCCGATTATCTACAGACTGCCATCCTGAATTTACCTTCCCTTAATGAAATAACAATAAAAAACAAACCACGCAAAAACAATAAAACAACACACAAAAAAAACTAAATAATAAACAAAAATAATCACCTTATTTTATTATTTTTTGAGGGAGCAATTACTGAACAAAAAACGCTGACTATATACTCAAAACCAAACAACTATTCTGCCAATCAGGTATCATGGCAACACACGGAATTACCGTGTTTTTGCCTTCTCTGCCCATACAATACGGGCATATACTTCATTCTCTATTGTAATATTTCTATCCATGTGCCCCACTCCATTTACCTGTAAATAATATTCAAAATATTTATCACAGAAATCGTTTTTGGCCATGAACTGAGCACACTATAAAGTCCGGAACTGACTCTTTGTTAAATTACCTTAACGTTACCAGTAACACCTTCATAACAAAACATCACGGTATACACTGGGTACGGATATATTCCTGTGCTCCTTCCAGTTGCTTCTGCATTGCCATCAGCCGTTCTCTGAGGATGAAATAATCCCGTTCAGCGGTGTCTGCCAGTCGGGGGCCGGTTGCATTATCCACGCCGGAGGTGCCGGTGGCTTCACGCACGGTACCGGAGCAGGTGGCGTTGATCCGCAGGCGCTTACGACCAGCGGCAACATCAGCACGCAGAGTTTCATTTTCAGCTCTCGCATCGGCTAATTCCCTCGAGTATCTGGCATCAAGTGCAGCGACATCACGCTGGCGTATCTGCATATCAGTAATTGTCGCGTTCGCCAGCTCCAGCTCACTGGCTTTTTTATCGCGCTGCTCTTTGTAGATGATGGCGTGATCACGGTAATGATTCAGCCCCAGACTAAGCGCACCACAGGCCACCAGCAGGACAATGATAACCACACACAGAACACGGTTCATATCACCACCAACGGATTGCCCAGACCAGAACAGCAATGGCCACAATACGAATGGCAAAAGCTGCCGCTCTTGTTAAATCCAGACTGGCTGGCGTCTCCACTTCAATGCCTTTCATAATGGACAACCTCAGAAAGAATCTTTTATACTTCCTCACAGGGAAAGTACCTCCCTACCCATAATTTCTCCCTTGCCTTACTCAAGGTCAGAAAACACAAAACCCCGCTTGCTGCCAACAAACGGGGTTTTTACTTTTATTCACTTAGGTTTTACCAGTTTTCAGGATTTCGTGTTATCCACCCGCGTTGGCCAACGTCATTTTTCAGGAAAATATTCTGCTATCTGTCGATGTCCCAGCACGCCAGCGCGCTCTCCTGGTCACGCCGTGAGACCTGACCGTAGCAATTATTTGAACGGATACGGCAGTCTCTGCCACCGTCCTTAATCCACCAGCGAATCGCCTCACAGGCACCTTTTCGATCGCCTGCATTAATTCGTTTATAAAACGTCGACGGGAAGCACTTACCGGGGCCAATGTTGTACGGACAGAATGACGCGATCCCCGCTTTCTGGGGTTCGGTCAGCGGCACCCGGATGTTTTTCTCCACCCATGCCAGCGCCTTGTCACGTTCGATGGCATTAACCCGGTCGCATTTTTCCTTTGACAGCTTCATGCCAGGAATAACAGGCTTACCATCCACCAGAATGGCACCACGGCAGATGGTCCAGATCCCCGCACCATCACGGTATGCCGTGGTGTGGTTACCTTCCTTTTCATCCAGAAACTGGTCGAGGATTTCAGGCGCAGAAGCACCTGCGGCAATCAGCGCCAGAACTACCGCTGATAAACCATAGCGGAATTTCCTGCTCATCAGCTTACTCTCCCCGCGCCGCCTTACGCCGGTCTTCTTTAATCTTGAAATACAGGTTCGTCAGGTACGTCAGCAGACCAAACAGCAGACTCCCCAGCACGCCTATTGCCGCCCACTGAGACGGGGAAACCCTGTCCAGCAACTGCAGGAACCAGTAGCCCGTTCCCACCGCTGACGTGGTGTATGACACACCTGTTGTGATTTTTTCCATCTGGTACATACCCCGTCTCCCGTTATCCGGAAGCTCACAACATGAAAAAGGCCAGCAGCTGTTTACTGATGGCCCTGACTCCCCGTTACAGCATCATGACCGATTCGGGTTGAGGTTCAGTCGCATCGGCGACCGGTGATTCAGGCTGAACTTCACCGCTCTCTGCGGTGGTATCTCCCGCTTCAGTCGGTGGCTCTGCCTGTACACCAAGCAGCTCATCCAGAATGGCATCAACCTCTGCATCAAGACGCGCTTCCAGGTTATGGCGAAGTTTTTGTTTCAGTGCGCTCAGGACTTCTTCAGAGCGCAGGACTTCCTTCACTGCCTCAGCAGTGACCAGGGATGTAATTTCTGACATGGGATTTTCTCGTCGAAAGATGTGATTAAGAAAGTTGCCGCTAAATGAGCGGCTCTTCGGGTTTGCTTCCGGCTGACTGACTGGCGCTGATTTTCTCAGCGGCCCTTTTGTCAATCTGTCTGCGCCAGACGTCACGCATGGCCCGGTATCCACCCGAAAGGAGATACAGCACACAGACCACCGTACAGAAGTACAGCATTAACTGGTTCAGAAATGTCATAATTTCTTTCCGTTATTGTTGACAATAAGAACTGTTTTCATTAAAAAACCAGAGTACGAAAGTATCGTTCCTTTATTTTTTCTCCATAGGTATCACCACCGCCAGCGTCCATTCCTGTCGCTGGCGGTTTTTTTATCATGCCGCAGTGTCTGTGCTGTTCACTTCCACCACAATGCTGTCTATCAGTACCGGGTAAGTCGCATTCCTGGTAATGTCTGTCACATGCAGTTTATCCGCCGCAAATGCACTGACCGGTGACTGCGTCAGCGTGAACGGTGTGCCATCCTGACCATCAATAACCGGCGTCACCTGAAGGCTGTTATTCCCGGCAAAGCGGAAAGCCAGCGTATGCCATTCGTTATCAAATGCGCCAAAGGTTCCCAGTTTCAGGTTGTTTGTCGCCACTTTCGCATTGTGGTACATCACATTCAGGTCTTTTGCATCTGTCTGGATGTAGAACGCTGCCAGCAGGTTATTCCCCCCGTCTCCGGTCAGGGCAACGCCCTGTGGCAGTGAAGATACCGGCCAGTAAAACGCCATAACATACTGGTTCGCAGCCAGCGCTCCCGAAACCTTAAAGCGGCAGCGAATCTGCCCCCCTTTCTGTAACAGAGCCGCACCGTTGCCCGCGGCGTACTCCAGCACCCAGCTGCTTTTACCGGCCTCCTTGGTCAGCTTCACTGCCTTACCTCCGGTTCCCTCCGCATCGCTGACCACTTCTGCCCTGCCGCCACTGGCTGACCATCCCTGTACTTTCAGGCTTCCCTCTGACTCGCTGGCAAGGTAAGAGAGCAGTGTTGTGACGCCTGTGGCTTCTGCACCGGAAGGCGATGACGGGCGCACCTCTGATACTGTCGATGATGCCCCCGCGTTTAGCGCCACTCTTCCCGCATGGCGCAAAATCGCCGTTGCCAGACGGTCGGAAATAATCCCACGGCGTGCCCAGGCGCTGAAATGGCTCGCCCTGTCCTGTGACGTCCAGGTGGCTGAGCTGTCACGCCATTTCGAACCGTAATATCCGATACCCGGAATGTCCGGGTCTTCTTCCGGTTTGTTCGTCGGCACATTCACCCCGTTCTCATCGGTCATGAACGGTACGAAATGGATATTCTTTTCCGTTTTGTTTTTATAGCTGCCGTACACCGTCTGGTACGTGGATTCGTTCTTCTGCTTCCAGAAATACGTCGTATCTCCACATATCCAGGGAACACCGCCAGCAGAGCCACCGACGCACTGACCTGCCATATCCGCCAGGTCTGCACGGAATTTATCAACCAGCGCACCAAACTGTGCTGCGTGATTTGCCGGCGTACCGCCAAAATCAAATTCCCCCTGCATCCACACCACGGCAAACAGCACATTTTTCGGGTTCTTCTTCAGTGCTGCTTTTGTTCGACCGATAAGGTCCTTATACAGCGGCTTGTCCACACCCCAGCGGGTTGAATTCTCCGAGGCACCACTCGCGTCACTGTATGTGCCATCGGCTCCGGTGGTGAACGCTGAACCACCACGACAGCACGGAACCAGCAGAATGCCCGCATTCGCCGGTATAAACGGCAGCAATTTTTTGGCGATATGCAGCCCTTGCCCCACGGTTCCGTACTGCCCCTTTGACAGGTCCGCTTTCGGATGGTTAAGGCGGCTCATGTCCTGCACATCATGCAGACAATGGTCCGCCGGAATGATGTCGTTATACTTACAGGCGGCACCTCCCGGTGTCACCGTACTGCGACGCGCTAACTGTTTAATTCGTGGATCAGGACTGTCGAATGTATCCGGTAATGGCAGTCCCTCACCGTATGACATACCATTGGACTGACCAGCAAGCGCGATCACATAGTAATATTCTGGCGCAACAGAAGGCGCTGAGGTCGTCGGACGGTTGCCTGGCTCCTCTGGTGATGAGATGCTCCCCTCACTCACAACTGGCTGGATGAACTCCGCACCATAACCAGCTGTCGAAATCAGCGCACTACCATAAGGCTGCCACCCTTCCTTCAGTTTTTGAGTTATTCGTTCCGCAAGGTCTGACGGCGACGCCGCCCTGACCACGTCATAGTGTTTAAATGCCATGAATCCTCCCGGTCGGGATAATGTGTGAGTCAGATGAGGAGCGGGCTGAAGTCCGGAAGTTACAGGACAATGGCAGAAGGAAGACTACAGCCCGAAATACGAAAAAGGCCGCGCAGTTGCGCAGCCTTATGAATCCTGGTTAAAATGCTTTCGATTATTAAAACGAGTATCTCATGCAATTGCCCGAACCCACTCGGGCTTTTTTTACATGTAAAAAGGCCCCTGCTATGAGAGGCCTTGGTATATGCCTAATCTCTGTATACTGCATGGTGCCGGGTGCCTCCCGGTGAGTTCGGCTTGGTACCACCGAACCCGTGTCGATAATGAATCACAAGCAAGGATTTTTCACCAGTCGCCCCTCCACACAGGGGGATTCACCATGCGAAATTTTTTTAACAAATGCTCAGTCTGACAGGCAACTGTCAACTGACTGAATTGTGACACAGATTACACTTGTTACCCACATACCACGAATCAGGTTATGCCTCAGTCATTATTAAACTGCACTTCAGCAAATCCGGAGCCTGATTCACAGGTACTGGATTTGATTGTGACAGTCATTCCTGTCAACTGAGCACTTTGCAGTAACGGTTGCAGATTCCAGCGACTGGTCCAGTATTCTTTCCCGTCAACCTTCACTGTAAATGTGTCATCCTCATTATACTTGGAAAACTCAATTTTACCTTTAGCACAATCCGCCGCCATTGCATTAACAGAAGCTAATGCAAATAAAACCGCCATAAACATCTTCTTCATGCTTAACTCCTTTATTTACCCGTTGTATATAAAAACTGTGACTTTCTGTTCAGAAACGCTGCAGCTGTATTACTTTCCCATAATGTATTGTTTATTTTTATAACGGGCCTGTCGCCAGTTATCTGACATTCTGGTTGACTCTCTTCATTCACGGCGCGAACAGAACGCGCCCCCTGATGATGGCAATTCAGTATAACGGCCACAGTCCCCAGTATCGCTGATATATTATTAAAGGATATTCTCCCCACTCTGACACCATCCTCTCCCCGATACTCCGGAAGCACATTGCTGATTCGCCCCCAGTTCAGAGTGAGGTCCACGTCTCCCGGCGTCATCGTATACACAGGAGCAGTTTCAGACAGTGCCTGACGAAATTCTCTCTGTATCTGCCTGAAGCGTAAGGCTTCTGCTGTGACAGTGACAAAACGCAGAACTGCTCTGGATGCATCTCTGGTCATTGTATTACCACTGAACTCCATTAACGCCAGATATGATGAAACCAGTGAGTGACGACTGATTTGCATTCCGGAACGTTCCAGCGCTGCGACACGTTGCAGAGTGGTATAACTGCTGTCCGTTGTCATGGAAACCGTTGTCACACCGGGCACTGATATATGTGTAAAATCTGAAAAACGGTAGAAAGTATTTGTTGCCGTATTAACGAACCCGGCCACATATAAATTATTTTGCTCAATAATCAGACGAAGATGGTCAAAACGCGCCTGATAGACATCAAGCCCTCGTATATCCACAGCAAAATAACTGCCCGGTGGGGTGTGGTTAATAACAGACACCGATGTGGTCCCCTGAGATATATGTTCAAGAGGGGTCGATATCTCTGTCCGTATACTATTTAACGAAGAGACATAACTTTGTTGGGTCGAAAAGTCTATCGTAAACTCCCGGGAATAGGATACCGAAGAAAAACCCAGTAACAGGCACAGTACCCATTTAAATAATATACACTTCATATACAGGTGTTCCTTTTGGCTGAAGTAATCAGCACCAGACCCGGCGCAGATATAAAAAAGGCCCGCAAAAGCGAGCCTGGTAAATAAATATGGCGCGTTGTACTGGATTCGAACCAGTGACCGATTGCTCAGAAGGCAATTGCTCTGTCCGGCTGAGCTAACAACGCATAATGCAGATAATGGACCGCCATCGAGGACTCGAACCCCGCGCAGCCAGCTTCGAAGGCTGGCGCTCTGTCCCGATGAGCTAATGGCGGTATGTGATATGGTGGCCCTTGCTGGATTTGAACCAGCGACCTGGCGATTATGAGTCGCTCGCTCTCACCACTGAGCTAAAGGGCCGGGCGCAGGATAATAACGGTACGTAACTAATCCTGCAATATCATCCGTTCTGACTGACTAAATCCTGAACTTCCCTGACCGTCTGCTCAAAACGTTCAGTCTCCAGCTCAACGCCAATTGCACGACGCCCCAGCGACATTGCTGCTTTGACGCTACGGACATAAAAAAGCCAGCCACTGGGGGAGGCTGGCAAACTCGTAGAGCAAAATGCTGTTACGCAAACTTCGTTA